TAAACTTAAAAACGATGCTGGTAGCCACATGTTTGAGTACAATGGCGACAAGTTCATCAAGTTAAAGGTAGCTAAGATGAAACAGGCTAACGAGTATGGTAAGACTCACTATGTTGAGGTTAACACTTACAAGCCTGAGGTTAAAGAAAAATCTTCGGATGATCTACCATTTTAATTAAATAAGAATAGGCGTGAGTGACTTGCAGTTAAACTCTTATAATCATAGCTACTGCTGATAATTCTGTCAAATAAAACCTATGAGCCTATTACTTTAAAAAACCAAACCATGATAATCACACACCTAGTATTTCCATTGCTAATAGCTTTGGTAGTTCTTAGGGTATTCTTTGAATTTTTAGTACAACTTAAAAAAGTTTTAGATGAAGATTAGATTAAGCGAATCACTTATAGTAAACTCAGATAGCATCACATCAGTAGAGTTAGATGCTCAGTTCATTATTATAGTCTTCAATAATAAGCATGAAATAAGAGAGTTCTATAATAATGATATGGAATCTGCATGTGTATTTAATAACATTATATCACATATTAATGTTAAGGATGTTAGATTCTATAATGAAGAAAAACCTAAAGAAGAAGATGAAAGGAAAGCTAAGGCTTTCGATATGTTCTGGAATTTATATGATAAAAAAATTGATGTAAGCAGATGTAGAAAGGCTTTCTTGAACTTAACCCTTGTAGAGATGGGTGAGGCAGTAAAGCAAGTTAAAACATATGTTGAATCAACACCAGAAAAAAAATATAGAAAGAATCCACTAACTTGGTTGAACAACAAAGGTTGGACTAGTGAAGTGAAGTTCGATAAGAAGAAAGTAAATAGATATGTCAAACCAGAATATGTTACCGATGAAAGATAATAAGGACATGGAGGTTAGGCTTATCGGCAAGTTACTTAACAATCCAAAAGATTATTACGACTATCACGCTCAATTATCTGATAGCATATTCAAAGATCCTCTTAATAAAAAGATATATAAGGTTGTATCAAGTCACCTAGATAAAGGTGATAAGGTTGATATTATTACAATATCTTCAAGTATTAAGGATTCTTTGGTAGATGTTAGAGTTGCTGAGTGTATGTCTTCAGATTTTTATGCTTACATAACTGGCAACATGGTAGCCTATTTATCTCAGGAGGATAAAAAGATCAGGCTTAAAAAGTTAACAGAGACAATGACTAATAGAATCGACAGAGGTGATGACCTTTTCGATATGTTAGATTTCATGGAGGCTGAGATTAAATCTATATCTGAGATAAGGGGTAGTGATATACCAGACATTAAAGATCAGTTGAAGGTATTGTATAGCGATATTAAAAGAAGGATGGAGTCCGATGATATGATTGGTTTACCAACTGGGTTTCAATCGCTAGATAAGTTTACTGGTGGATGGCAAGAGACTGACCTTGTTATTATTGGTGGTGCATCATCTATGGGTAAGACATCACTTGGTCTAGCCTTTTGTTATAACTGCGTTAAGGCTGGTGTTCCTACTGCAGTTTTCTCTTACGAGATGGGGGATACTCAACTACTACAGAGATTAGTTTCACTAGAGAGTGAGGTAAACAATAGGTATATAATGAAAGGTTCACTGGAAGGTGATGAGTTTAATAGAATCAATAGAGCCATAGGTAAACTTGAGAATACTTGTTTGTACGTTGATGAGTGTAAAGACTCGTCCCTTCGATACCTTTTAAATAAGATAAGGCAGTATGTAATTACTAAGGATGTTAAGTTCTTTTTAGTTGACTACCTTCAGTTAGTTAAGGCTTCTGGTGCTTCAAGAGAACAAGAGGTGGCTGTTGTGGCTCGTGAGCTTAAAAATATAGCTAAGGAGTTGAACATAACAGTTGTTGCTTTATCTCAGCTAAGTAGAGGTGTAGAACGTAGAGATGGGTGTAGACCTAGCTTATCTGACCTTCGTGAGTCTGGTGAGATAGAACAAGCATCAGATATTGTTATGCTTGTGTATAGACCTGAGTACTATGGCATAATGAATGATGATAGTGGAAGGTCAACAGAAGGACTGGTAGACCTTATTATAGCTAAGGGAAGGAATATAGGTACTGGAACGTTACCACTAGTATTTAAGAAGGAGTTTACAAAGTTTGTAGATCCACAAGATTTTACTGAAAAGTTTATTTCAGTACAACCAAATGAATCGTTTTAGTTATGAAAGATGCATCAAAAAGAATAAGGAAGGTAAGTAACCTAAGTGCGATAGAGAAAATTACTTCTCGTGTAGAACGCATAAACATGAGTAAGAAAGATAGAGAAGTAGTTTTAGATATAATTAAAGCTTTGTATGAGTTTAGAGAAATATCTATAAACATTGTAGATACCAGAAATAGATACCTAGTAGATACAAATGTTGCTATAGCTTCATGTATAAGAAATAATTTATCATTACCCTTTCAGTTAATAGGAAAGATATTTAATAAGCACCACGCATCTATAGTACATTATTGTGGAAACCATGATAACTTATATACATATGATAGGAACTACAAGGAGATGTACGACATGGCTTATGACATCATTGAGAGTCATGGTATTAAAGATAATATTGTAGACTCTGTCTTAAGTGCAGAGGGTGAGGAAACAAAAAACAAAAGAACTCATAGAATAAAATTACTAGAGAGAGAGAATAGAGCTTTAAAACATAGTCTAACTGTCGCTAATAGTAAGATAGATAAGTTAAATGAGACTATTCAAAAGTTATCTAAAATATCAAATTGGTAGTATGAGAAAGGAAATATATTACGCAAAGATAAACTACGAGTGGAGGGTGGTTAGATACGTTAAAGGTGTTAAAAAACCAGCTAAGAATTGGAACAAGGCTAGTATTACAACTACTACAACAGATATAAACGTTGAAGATCTTAACAATAATAAGTTTTATATGAAAAGATTAAAGTATAAACATAAATCTTCTTACGACATACAAGTTAGGGTTACTAGTATAGAGAACCCTAAGTACTTATGCATGTCTAACGATGTATATTAAAATACGCTTATGAAATTATTTTGTGAAAATTGTGATAAAACAACTGATGTTACTAAGTTTACAATAAAAGTGGTTGATAATAAGGTAATTAAGCCTGAGTCAATTTGCGATTGTGGTAAACAAATGAAAGACGTTTCAGAGTATAATGGTTTTGGTGGTATCATTAAAAGACCAGGAGGAAAAGTAAAAGGTAAAAATTAAGTATAACAATTAAATTAAATTAACATGATTTTATTGCCCGTATTAGTAATCGTAACTATATCTGTTTTAGTTGCTTGGAACATGGTTAAATATTCTAAAAGAGTTAAAGAAAATGAAGAACATAATAAAAGGAGTGCTAGAAGCATCAAAGAAAAGAAACCTAAATCTAAACGTAGTACAAAGATTTCTGAAGATCAAGTATCGAATAAACGCAAGTATAAAAGTGCTAAGAAAAAGGCTATTAAATCTAAAGTAAAGAAAAATGCAAGAACAAATAAAGAAAAAGTGTAATGAGATAAGAGATCTTCTCTTAGAGAAAAACAAGTCTTATGGTAACTCAGTATTTGACAAAGGAGTCTTGTTTAATGTTGATCCTATGTACGCTATTCAAGCTCGTATAAACGACAAACTAAATCGTATTAAGAGTAAAAAGACTTACATGAGTGAGAACGATCTATTAGACTTAACAGGTTATTTAATACTTCTTCAGGTTCACATAGATGAGGTTAGCAGAAAGATGAGTGAGACCATAAAGTCTGCAGAAAAGTACGAAGGAAGTGAAACACCATTCACTTACGAGTGGTCTATAGGTAAAGATGATGAGACTGGAACCTCGATTTGAAAGTCAAGAGGATAGAGAAAGAGAAGCTGAAACTCTTCGCATCCTACTCGAAGGAAAAGATTTAACCTTTGAGCAGTTAGGCAAGTACGCACCAGTAGATGCTGAGATTATAGACAACAAGACTATGAAGGTTGTGTCCTTGTGTGAGATTAAAACCATGAGTCTTAACATGGAAAACATAGATAGAGTAAGGACTTCTGTAAGGAAGATACAACATTGTCAAAAAGAAGCTCTTCATAAAGAACTACCTTTGTGTATAGCTTGGAGATTTCTCGATGGAATTGGTTATATTTGGATGCACGAAATAACAAAAGCCACAGTTGAGTGGGGTGGCATGAAGAACCCACGACCAGGATCTATATGGGACAGAGAACTTTTATTTTATATAGACCTAGATTTATTAACTATAATTAAATTTTAGACATGAACAAGCAACAGAAAGATCAAGATCAAAAGTACAAGTACTTGAAGTTTGACTGCGAAATGAGGGCTAGGGTATTAGAGATAGCCTCAGGATTGCCAACAAGTAAGAACGCTAAGTCTCTTTTAGAGAACGCAGGTAAACTTGCTAAGTATGTATTTGGTATACCAGAAGCTCCTAAAGAAAAGAAATAATTCGTATCTTGCAGGCTATAATAATATAGCATGGCAAGTAAAAGCACTAAACATTATAAAAAGAATAAGGAGTCGTATAAGAAAAAAAAGAAGTACGACTCCGAATATTCTTCCTCAGAGAAAAGAAAGAAGTATCGTGTTAAGCTAAATCTTTTCAATAGAAAGAATGGAAAGAAAGGTGATGGAAAGGACGCTTCGCATACTAAATCTGGTAAGCTTGTTTTAGAGAATCAATCTAAAAATAGGGCTAGGAATAGAGGTAAGAAATAATTATTTCATATCTTAGCTTAATGCGATTCAAAAGAAGAAAAGGAAAGCAGATAACTAAAGCTAAGAAACACATTGCAGATGGAATCACATTTGCCTCTGGCTTAGAGCTTTACTGCTACAGAGCCCTTAAAAAAGCAAAGATCCCCCACGAATATGAAGGAAAAACCTTCGAGCTTGTAGAGAAATTCAAGTTCGAGGGTATCCTTATGGATAAGGGGAAAACAAAAGGTAAAACTACCTTTAAACAAAAGCCTGGTAATATAAGAAATATATCTTACACGCCAGACTTTATTAATTTAGAGAAAGGTTTTATCATAGAAACAAAAGGAATAAGAACCCCTGAGTTTAAGATGCGATTCAAGCTGTTTTTAAAGTATCTTTATGATACCGATCAAAAATTAGACGTATATGTCCCATCAAATCAAAAGGAGGTCGATATTACAGTCGATACCATCTTAGGTCGGGGTTCTAAAAAACGAGAGTAAGCTGCGTGAGTGCTGCATATATAAATCCTAGCTTTAAGCAATATGGGCTAGGTTGTTCTTGTATTCGGGGGGGAAGTTGAGATTTGGTCGTCCATGCAACCCCCCAATACTTTTTAAAATAACATAATAATGTTATACGATAAAGATGAGGATTTAATAGACGCTTTAAAAAGATCAGACGAATCTAAAGATAAGTTGTTTGAATCTTGGATAGTAGACCTTGTAGATCCAGAAGATGAAGAATGCTGTGGAGAAGAGGATGACTGCTCTACTTGCGAGGACTAATCCCAAATAACATAGAAGCATACAACTCCAGCGAATACCTGGAGTTCGTTGTATGGCATTGATTCTGTTGGAGCGAACAATCTAAACCCAAATACAACTCCATTAACTAATTGTATTCCTATTTCCATGTAGCTAATATAATAAAAAAAGGGAGGACATCACTCCTCCCTTACAACCAAAACCAAAAATCGTTAGAAGTTGTTAGAACAACAATCAAAAGAATTTTAGATAACACAAATCTAACTAATTAATTTAAATTATCAAAAGCTTCCTTGTTGTATTTGATATAGTTTTTAACATAGGAGCTAACACCTGCAGCACTAAGAACAGCGTCTATATCTTGTTCGTGTAAGTCT